TACCCCACGAGGTAGCAACGTATGCGACTGCTTGTTCTTTCGTCTTTATATCGTCAACCTGATTGTCTTCAGGCAATATTTCATCGACTGTAATGCTTGTGGCTAGGGATGCTATTGCGGGTATAGGTCCTGCTATAACGTATGTGACTGCGGTTGTAGCACCTGTTTTTGCTACGTTCTTGAACTTCATAGACTCACATCCCATTAATAGGAATGAGATAAGTGCTATTAGTATTACTTGAGCCACTTCTCTAATTTAGTGATAACAGTATTACAAAACAACTTGATTTTATTCAATACAGTTATTTTGACGTATCTGCCTTTTCTATCTCTAAAGTTCTGTGTTGTACGTGCCATATCTACCTCCTAACTACATAATAAATAAGGATAAAATAACCAACAATCTGCAACAAGCACTATCTCATATATCGGTATCAATCACTTATCCTTATCTCTCAATATTGCGTAAATTTCGCCTAACATCTTTTCTATCTTGTCAATCTGATGTGAATATTCCTCTCTATGTACAAACTCTTTATGTAAATTAATCTGACAAGTTGTTACTCTGTCTTCAATATCTTTCACGGTCTTGTTAGTTGATTTCAACAAGGCTATTAGTCCTGTAGATATAATGCTGACAAGTGCTAGTACAACATCTGATAGTTCCATTCATAATTCCTTTTTACAATATAAGACTATTTGCAGTAAATTCACCATGTGCGCCCACATATTTATCAAATAGTTTTTTATCATTTAACTTCGGATTTTCGTTAATATCAACAATATCCATCATAATTATGCTACGTGTAGTGCCTTTTGAATTAAAGTTACTAGGCTTATGACTATTATAGGCATTTTCAAATCTATACACTTTTCCTAGTTCATACGTGTATGTCACCTTTCCTTCATTTGGCTCATCTACAATAATAGATGCACCCTCTACATTATCTAAAGGAACGTGAAACCTATAATACCCTTTTTCTTTAGTCCACTTTTCCTTATGAAATCTTGTGTCTCCATGACATATACTTGATATTTGAATAAAACAAAATCGTAGATTATCAGGCAATGTATCTATAAACTTAGAAACGGTTGGGAAATACTTTATGTTCTTTGTTCTTCCTATAGTGGCTACATACAGAAACGATAGACTCCAATTAGGTACAGAGTAGTGCGTTATATGTTCCCTATCTAAAGGCATGGACTGCATTTCTGAAATAAGTTGTTCTCGATGGTCCAACAAATACTGCAAGTATTCAAACTTTGTTTCTTGAGTGTTTATCTCAATTACAGGCATTTGTATATAAACTTATCTAAATAATCTTTCTGAGATAATAACTTACGTGTGTCAAAGTTGCGTATTTTCTCCATCTGAATCCTAGCGTTTAACTCATCCATCTCTTTGAATTTAAACTTATTTTGAGGTGGAAACTGTGTACCTGAGTATGTAGGTAACGACATATTTTCTGTTTCAGGAAATCCATCACCTTCAGGATAATACTCAAAGCCTACTAACTTTGCATACCAACAGGTAGGATAGAACAGAATATCATCTTTAGGTGGAAGCATGGCTGTCTTACAATCTTCTAACCAATCAATCATTCTCTGTCTAATTTGTGTCTTATTCCCTGACTTAAAACGCCAAAACTCACTATCTTGTCTGTGTGACATATAATACTGAGTAGAAACCCAATCGAGTGTATCGAACAAGGTTGCTTCGTATTTATCATTGAAATCTTCGGTGGTTATCTCACCCTTGAAAACCGCATCAATGTTAGTTAAACAATGTTGAACATTCATTAAGAGTGTTGCTTCCATAGGTTCAATAAACCCTGCCGACATACCCATAGCAACTACATTCTTCGACCACGGTCTAGCGTAGTGTCCTGTTTTGATGTTTAAATGACGTAGAGTTCCTTCTATGATTCTATCTTTACCAACTACCTCTATCAACTCTTTTTCGGCATCTTCAGGCGTTATGAAGTCTGAGGTATATACATACCCGTTAAAAATTCTGTCATACAGAGGTATATCCCACATCCAACCACTAGACAATGCCTTAGCCCCTGTTCTAGGTCTCATCTCTTCCTGAACGTCTTGATATGCTACCTCTACTACAATCGCCTTGTCATGCGTTAAATATGGTGCTAGAGGTATTCTACCGTTAGGCTCAACCTCGTTAATTAATAGAGATGAATAACCACTGCAATCAATATACAAATCTGCTGTGTATATATTCTTATCGGTATCAACAATGTTGGTAATGCCAAATTCGTCTTTATTAATAGTCTCGATGTTTGCTTGAACAAAATTAATATCATTAGAAGTCCTCTTCTTTAAGAAAACATTAAGCGCACCTGTGTCTATATTGTACGCCCACGGCTCAGGATGACCACCCCATGATTTCTTTGGCATGTAAGGATAGCCCATTTCACCATCTTTATCCATTATGAACTTTCCTGAGTTGTTCATTCCAATATGTGATGAGTGTATTCTTGATAAGTAGAAGTCAGAACTTGGTAAGTTTTCCTCTACTCTTTGTTTGTTCCAATAACAGTGCCAATCTTCTTCACCCTCAAACGTGTTCCACATCTTTGAGCCAATAAAATCAAAGTCCTCATAAAAAACTCCCAACTTGTAAGTTGCTCTACACGATGGCATCCATTCTGATTCAGACTCTATTCCTATATCTTTAAAGAAACGCTTTAAGTAAGGTGTAGTTGATGCTGACATTTCCAAAGCCTTGTAAGTAGGGCTTTCTATAACTGTAATATCATAAGTTCCTTTAGCATGGAAATAAGCAGCACTCATCCAACCTGCTGTACCACCGCCTACAATAATAATCTTTTTCATTCCTCTCTCGCTAAACAACTAATTCCATCCTTACTTGTCTCATCCATAAACCCTTTGTATTTATTAAGAATCTTCCCATAAGTATCTTCTTTAAATGAAGCAATAGGTTTATCTAAAAGTTGGTCAGTAGCAGGGCAGAATATAAGTTCTGACTTACTATTGATATACATAAACATCTTCATCTGAGCAGGACAATGAGCATTAACATCACCATTCATCTCAGGGTCGTATGACTGAATAAAGTTAAAGCCCAACTTACTTGCTGAGTATTTACACTTATCAAATATCTCTTTAGCCTCTTTGTCTTTGCGCCACTTATTACCCTTTCCTGTTGCTTCCCATATTCTAATTCTATCAACACCAAAATCAGATATTTCTTTAAAAATTGCATCAATATCTCCAAGGTTGTAAGCGCCTATAGTTACAGTACATACAGTTTCTAATCCTGCCTTTATTGATTGCTTGATTGAGTTTACTTGTTTTAAATATGAGCCTAAAACTTGATGAACATTGTCATGTCGTTTAGAACCCTGATAATTAAACTGCACCTGACTTACCCCTGTCTTGGATAACTCTAAAGCATAGTTCTGATTCCAATCACCGTGAGTACAGACGTGAACCATAAAGCCTTTAGTTGCTTCCCTGATAAAATCTAAAAATTGGGGGTGTTCTGTAGGCTCACCGCCTGTTATGCTTATCTGTGTAACCCCCATAACTTTAAGTTTAGCGAGTACATTTTTGAAGTCCTCAATACTCATTTCAGAGTTTAAATCTTCATTAAATCCACCATAACACCAAGCACATCCATGAGAGCATTTAGAGGTTATGTCTATGTAACCCCATTTAGGATTACCATCAAATTTATCTACTTTTTCTTTTGAGGAGTAAGACTCTTTTTTTGAGAAACTTATTAAACACATTATTTAGGAGTTGTTTGGTAAACTTTGAATATGGTAGCAACACCATCAGTAAACTTTATAGAGCCTTCCCTGTAACCTGCTTTAATTATTTTAAAATTATCGTTCGGGAATACTACATCAGTACCGAGATTTGGAGGTATTCTATTTTTCCATTTCCATTCGGCTGTATCAAAATCAGTATTATCTATTGGTATAGGTAAACTGTAATAGTCTGCAATCTCTGACATATTTTGAAAATCCTTGATAATAAAATATATCTCTGTGGTATTTTCCTTAACCCCTAGACCTGTCTTTATTGAAATAGCAGGACATATATCAAGGGCATCTAACACCGAATCTAACAAGAATGTAGATGCTTCAATCTCACAGATTTCGGGTGATTTATAAAACTTTTTAACCACTCCATCTTTTACTGAGAAGAAACTCCACATACCCGTAGGGGGAACGTACTCAAAGTATTTAGAATCAGGGGTCTTATCTACATAAGTAGAATGTAACATACAATTATCTGTTCTTTCACCTTGTACTACATCAGTCTCTTTGTATAAAGTACCGTTGTTATAATAAACTTTTTCAAACATTAGTTCCTCCTATAGTAAAAACAGGGCTTTCAATTATTTGCAAATCAAATACATCTTGCTCTTCTATAGTTGTGATTAAATCACCTTGCTCATCAAGAGAATATATTGTTATATCTTTTTTACCTAGAGGAATACCGTACTTCGCTATTACTACAATATGGTGTTTACCCTCGTCAGGAGCAGTAATTTCTAGTAATGGATTGCCATCGTTTGCGTAGGCAAGGAAAATATTTTCATAGGCATTTCCCGAATGTAGTAAAGGAATACTATGCTCATCTACACATCTAAACGTCCAATGTATCATACGTGCTTTGCTACTCTCTGTATCATCTACAAATTCTGCATTAACCCTATAGCGATTCCCATCTAAAAATTGTTCTTCTGCTAATTTTGCTATTATTGTACTCATATCCCGCTAATCTGTCCTGTATTACCTGTTGTTTGAGAGCCTGCACTACCTGCCGAGCCTACACTACCTGCACTACCTGCCGAGCCTGAACTACCTGCTGCGCCACCTGCTCCGCCATCGAAGGTGGAATAACTGTTTCCACTACCTACTTGTCCTGCACTTCCTAAGTTTCCGCCTGAGCCACCACCATAGCCTGTACAGGATGTGCTATGACCTGCGCCACCCGTAGTTGCTGTACCGTTAGAGCCTGCTCCACCGCCACCAACATAACCTTGAACGCCACCTATGCCCACAGGGTTTCCTGCTCCACCGCCACCTGAACCACCGAAGATTGTTGAACCACACCACTCACCTGCACCGCCACCGCCACCACCGCCTTGTCCTGCAGCACCTGCAGCACCTGCCGAGCCTCCCGCACCGCCACTACCTGCGGTTACTGTACCTGAGGTTAAGAATATGGTTGATAAGTTAGTTCCTGTTTGTTGATGGTCATAACCTGCGCCACCTGTTCCACCCGTACCACCCGTACCACCCGTACCGCCATTGCCACCATTACCTGCGGGCCAACCTTCTGCCGCTTGCGGAGAAGAACCCGTTGGGCAACTTGCTACCGCCAACGGACCTAAAGACCCTGAAAAGAGACCTGCTTCACAACCACCTCTACCGCCTGCGCCACTTGAACCTGTTGCTCCTGCACTACCTGCACTACCCGTAGCACCATTAGCACCAACGATAGAGCCATTATTGGTAATATTAAGCGTAGAGCCTGAACCCCAACCTGTGCCTGATAATAGTGATGCTGTACCTGATGAAGATGAAGAAATTGTTACACCTGAGTTAATGGTTAGATTAACTGTACCTGTTCCACTAAACCCTGCTGATGTAGCCATAGAGTAAATATTCAAGTTAGAAGTGTTGGATGATTGAGTAATTTCAGTAGCATTAGCCTTACCATGTGCGTGTGACATACTTAATGAACCACTAGAAACTTGTAATAGTGTTCTTACATCAGAATCGTTTAACGAAATCTGAGCAGTTCCCGATTTGCCTAATTCTACATTTATATCATTAAATGATATAGCGCCTGAACCTTGTAAAGCCATGATTTACTCCCTTATTAACTAGGTGTTCCGTAAGCGGTTATATTGCCTTTTGCGATTATGTTGCCTGATGTATCTACACTCATTACATTAACACCATTGAGGTAGAATCTAATCTTATCCGTTGCTATCTCAACGTAATCGTTACTATCTCTGCCAACGTGGGTAATACCATCTCTTAAATCAGTCTCGATTGAGAATGTAACGCCTGATAAATCAAGACCTGTACCTGCTGCCATAGTGGCTTGTTTAGTATCTATCTGTGTTTGAATTGCTGATGTAACACCATCAACATAGTTTAGTTCAGCAGGTGTTGCTGTTACTATAGTTCCGTCAATTTCTAAGTCTGTTAGGTCAGGAGAAATCTGCGCTCCACCGTCTAATAAATTATCAAGAGTATCTAAGTTAGTGTTTATCTTAGTACCCCATGTGTCTGCTGACGCACCTACTTCAGGCTTAGT